AGGGAGGAAATAAGGATCTTCGTCAGCTGCGATTTTTCATAAAGTGCAGACATAGCTGTCTCCTGGAAAAAGAAAACCCGCCATCAGGCGGGTTCGTTGGGTGAATTAATTGTCACGGGGTAACTTTAAAATCCAGGGTGGCACGGTAGAGCCGATACTCTGGCTCGTACCCGGGGATTTTTACCACCTCTGTAGGGTTTAACGGCTTAAGCGAAGCGAGCGCCAAATCTCTCAGGGAGCGTGATTCAGCGATCGAAGTGGAATACACATCGACCTGAACGGAAACCCTGCTCTCTGCCTGGCCACACATCACGTCAGCGGAAACCTCATCGACGATGGAAAAGATAATCCAGGGTGGAGAGACAGACGGTTTCCCGTCACTACCTAATGGCGCAACATAGGGATATACCCGTCCTTCTGCCAGGGAAGAAAGCAAGGCGTAGATATCATCTTCATTCACTTGCTCAATACCTCATCAATAGCCTGATTCATCCTGGCAATGGCGGCGCTGGCGGCCTCTTCCTCGCGCGTATCGTAAGCGGGTCGCACAAACGGATGTGCAGGCATGTTCGCGGTGCCCAATTCAACGAATCGCCAGTAAAAGGCGTTTCTCGGGTTATTCGCCTTCATCGTGTTATCGCTGTTGCCGGTGCGCGGGTTCACGCCACGAATATGGACGCCGGAAGAAATCTCCCCGCGGCGGCGGCTTTTTTGGGTCACCACCACCACGTTTTTTTTCAGTTTCCCGGTGCGCACTGGTGCGCGTGCGATTACTTCTTCCTTAAGCACTTCGGCACCGGCGCGCGTAGCATCACGCAGGACCTTGTTGTTTTCAGCGCGGCTAAGCGCCTCCAGGTCCTTTGCGATATCATTTAACCCGGAAAAATCGAGGCTCGTCTCAATCATTTTTCAGCTCCCAGCTTGCACAATATCTCAAGACGCTCACCCTTTTCATCAGGGATAGGCGGGCCTATAACGTTAAGTGTTTTACCTCGGTATGGTCCACTCAGAACCTTTATCCTGGATACTGCCGTTATTGTTTCTCCCGATTTTCCACGGACCCATACCCTGACATCAGCCTGGGCAATTTCGGCGCCTGCTGCCATTAATTCTCTTCCGCTCCGGCCCCTTATATCTGCGCGGATGGTTTCACCATCCACCCATGTTTCAACTGGCTGGCCTGATGCGTCACGGATATGTACGGGGTTTTGTATCACAACAATTTGTATGAGCTTACCAGCGGATATAGCCATGAATGCCCTCAAATAATTGTCGGAAGTCGGAGATCATGAATTAAAAACGACACAGAGAAAGGAAGTTCTCCATGAAGTAAATCTTCCTTGTCAGCCAGGTCAGGATTTCGGTACAACATACCCACCAGACGCATCGTGGCGGCCTTCATCCGACTGAGCGCTTCACCCTCTATTAACTTTCCTGTTTCATCAATGACCTTGTCCCGGCTTCCCTGAATAAAAGCCAGCAACACCGAACTGGCTTCCTGTATTTTTTCCTTAAGTGGGCCGTCGTCAGCATCATGATCAATGTGCAGGTGTTCCTTAATCTCATCCAGTGTCACAAGTTCAATCACGTCTTATCCCTCCCGTCGCGGCCACGCTTGGCGGCCAGAGTCCAGCCTTTAGAACCTGCCTCACCAGGTTTATCCTGCGTCTGTTCGTCACAGTGCCAGAGCGAACCGCCCCATGTAACCGTGTCGCCAGGCAGATATTCCTGACCGGATTTGAATACGCCCTGATAAATCATCACTGGCACGTCAAAGGATTTGGTTTCGCTGGCGCCACTGGTGCGGCTAACCGTCAGAGTGAAGTTACGCTGCTCAGATTGCTGAATATCAATACCCGACACACCATCAACAAGACACTCCCAGCCGCGCATACCATGGGTTTTCTCGTAAGCGCGCCACAGGCCGCCGTTATGCGTGGCATAGCTGCCACGTGGGTAGCTTTTCCCCTCATCAATGAAAGGCAGAATTTCCAGCGCCAGGGCGTCCCGGCCATTTTCTCCATCTTTACCCGGCTCTGCTGCGGGCAGAGCTGCAATCGCCTCATTAACCAGCGATTTCACATCTGGCAGCTCCGGCATGGATGCGGAAACCAGCTCCTGAATCATCGGCTGGACGTCTTCAGTTGTGACACTTTTACCGTCCTGCGGTACCGGGATGGCGGCTACCGCCTCACTGACAGCTTCTTCAACTGCCTGTTTAAGCATGGCGGGATCAAAGTCTTTACCGTCCTTTGGTGCAGGTATTTCTGCCACGGCATTGCTGACCAGCTCCTGTAAAACGGGGGTGATATCGTCGACCGTGACACTTTTACCGTCACGCGGAACCGGGATAGCAGCTACCGCCTCGCTGACCATAGTGGCAACATCTGGAAGCTCCGGCGCTGCCTGGGCTGGTAATTTAGCAATTTCCGCTTTCACCATGCTCTCGACGTCTGGAGCGGGCGCATTACTGATTTCTTCAACCTGCTTTGCGAGACTGGTTAGCCTCTCCTGATAGTCCTCTTTCAGGGCCTGAATACTTTTACTGAAGCTGTCACGCATTTCAGCGAGAACCTGACCAAATTCCTCGCCCAGCACCTTTATCAGGGATAGTTCGCGTTCATTCATTTTGTAAGAAATCCTCTGATCATGGCTTTGGCTGCCGACTGCTCAGCATCGGTTAAAGCCTTTCCTTCATTCGATGAGGCTGAAGGTTGGGACAAACTGCTTTTACCAAACGGATCATCCGAAGCATCACGGCGCGCCAGCGCCTCAAGGCTGAAGTTCTGCTGTTGAAGGTAAAGAGAGTCCCCTCCAGCCAGGGGAGGCAGGTTCTCACTTTTCCTCGCTTCGTTTGGTGTGAGGATAGTATTTTTCACCCCTTCCCCCAGGGATTTGATACGGCGTTCACTGTCCATACGCAGCAGCGCATTAACATCAAACTCAGTCCCTGTATCACCCTCAAGTTCAAACGCTTCATCCAGCAGCAATTCGATGGACTCAATCAGGGACTGAAGACACTGTGAGTAATACTGCTGATCCTGCGCCTCGATGTTGTCATGCGTTGGCAGTTCACCAATGCCAACCTTATAAGCAGGCACGTGAAATACTGAACAGACAATCTGCGCGGTCATGCGAAGCTGTTCGACAGTTTGCGCATCAGCAGCTGAGACCGTCCGGGGAACATATTTCGCACCATTGCTCAGAATGGCGGTTTTACCCGCATTTTCCCCGGTATAACCAGTGTCCCAGTTTTCTTTGATCTTCCTGGCGTTCTCTTCCGTAATCGAGCCCGGAACCTCGATAACACCGCTGGGTTTCCCGCCATTGCGGAAAAAGTACGCTGAGCTTTCCTGAATATGGTGACCCTGCATTGCAGCCAGACCAGCAGCATAAATCGGGGAAAGACCAATAAGGGGATGAAACAGACAGTTGAACCGATCGTGAATAACCTCTCGTGCCGGTACAGTCACAGATGATTCAATACCGGCCATGTTATCCGGATTGATCTGGTAGAAGACAGAGCCATCATCAGCTACCAGCGGCGTAACCTTGTTCCAGTCCAGCAGCCTCAGCTCGGTTATCTCACCGCGATTGTTCCGGATCTTGAGCGCAACGGTATTACCTTCGCACAGCTTGGAATTCAGCCAGTGCTCAAAGAACTGGATGCGGTTCTGAAAGGCATTTGGCCTGGAATACAGCGCGGCTATCTTTCCGGTTTTAATTTCCCTCCGAACGCCATTTGAATCCTGTTTCATCAGGCGCGGAGGCATTTTAGCGATATCACTTGCGATCAGAGATATGCAGGAAAACACAGCATAATAGGAGAGAACCGTTTTGGGCTTAATTTCCATGTTCTGCTGCCAGGCCCCGGCGTAGGGTTCGTGGACATAACTGAACATCGGCGTCCAGCCCCCGCGGTTGACAACAGGCTGCTGTAGATTTTTGACTTGCCCCTCTTTTCTTCGGAAAGGATTCCACATTAGCCGTTCTCCGCTCTACGCTTATTCTTCCTCACCCTGGTAGTTACCTCGGTGAAATATTCTGCCTTGCCAAGCAGCACCAGCACCCTTGCGCACCGATCGTCCACGGTCTTTACGTCTCCCGTAACAGAGTCATGTGTGCGTTGCAGATATCTGATTTTTGCCATGCAATTTGGCGGGGTTTCCCCCGCCCTCCTTTCGCGTTAGCTTCCCTGGTTAGAGCCGTAGTTCACACCAGAAATAACCGCCACCGCTGCCGTGCGGCGACGCTTCCAGTTGATCCAGCGCTCGGCACGGATAGCCACGCTGTTCGTCTGGAACATGGAAACCAGCTCCGTTCCGGTTGGGCTGACGCTGTCGCCAGTAGGATCGCTTTCCATTTCCAGAGAGGCTTCACGTGACATATCCACTGCCACACCACCGTCGTCAGCCAGATAAATATCCGGCGCGTTCAGCAGGGTAAGATTGCTTCCGGCGTACTGCGAAACGATAGCCGGAAGCCCCTGGAATGTGCCGCCAAGCAGGGTCATTTCCGGATACATTTTCTGGCCCAGAGCATTTTTCTTCATGGACAGCGCCAACGCGTTGGTGCTGGACATGATCCACACGCCGCCAGTTGGCTGGAGGTTATTGGAGACAAACTGAGCGAATGCCGCTTCAGCATCTGCATCCGGATCGCCGGTTGATGGAACAGCCACAATACCGTTGGTAATTGAGGCCGGAGAGACGTTAGCAACTTCAGCTTTCGCCGGGTTAATGAAGTCCGTATCCAGGCGTGCAATGACCGCTTCTGCCAGCGCATTACGCACCAGTGCATCAGCTGCCGGATTGGAGAACCGGATCAGCTCATCGGTCAGCACCGCAATGGCTGCGACTTTGGCGAAGCTGAACGTGATGGACTCAAAGTCGAATTTGGTCAGCGGCTTGGCCTTACCCTGACCTACCCAGCTTGCAGATCCGCCGGAAGTTTGTGCCGGAATGCGAATGTTGAACGGGACCTGACGCAGGGCAGGAATACCACCCTGACCGAAACGACCGATAATGGTCTGCGGGCGGAGGAATTCAACAAAATCATTTGCGTATTCCTGATACTCCACCAGCGCACCAGCCCACTGAGGATCGGTCGTTGTGCCAGCACCAACAGCGGCTTTCAGCACATGGTGAAGTTTCGCATCATCCGGGTACTGCTTACGTGCAATTTCCAGCGCTTCAGAACGGCTGCCGTTTGCCGCCGCCAGTGCCTTGGCAAAACGGGCAAAGGCGATACCTTTCTCCAGATTTTGCTCAACGCGAATGATCCCCGGCGCGTTTGCCTTAACGGTGGTGACTTCGCCATTGGCAGTTTTTGTTACCGGTTTAGCCGTGGCTGCAATGCTGGCTTCCATATCACGAAGACGTTTCAGGTGTTCGTCTACAGATTTGATCTCAGAAGAAACGTTGTCATAGCTTTCAGTTTCTTCAGCATCGAGGGTACGGCCTTCATCGAATGCTTTGCTCATGATGTCACTTTGTGAAGCTGCCAGCGCCGCACGCTTATTTTCAAAACTTTTGATCTGTTCAGCGATATTCATCGAAATGTTTCCTTTTTTGGTTTTGGGTGCTGTAGCGCCAGCGGTTTTAGAGGTTTTCACTACCGGTTTCTCATTGCCTGACGCGGCGAGAAACTGGCGATCGAAAGATTTAACGGTCTGGATGGAGCATTCGGCATTGGCCGGAATGGTCACCGCCGAGACCTCAAGCAGGTCCCAGGACAAAAAGCGAATACCGCCTTCATCCAGGAAGGAATACTCAATTGGGCGGAACCCAATCGACAGGCCGCGTACCAGCCCCGCCTTAATCGAAGCCCACGCTTCATCAAGACGTGCGATTAACTGGGATGGCATGTCAGGGGTTGGTTTCACGAGCTTTGCTGTGATCTGCAACCCCTCTTTCACCATTTTTGGCGTGCAGGTGCCAATAGGCTGAGAGCGGTCGTGCTGCCAGAGGAACGGCGTATCGCTACGGAATTTCGCCCCCTCCGGCTCCATAATGTCACCGTCACGATCGGGAGACGGTGTTGAGGCGATGCCGGTGATAATCCGCTCATCCTCATTTACCGACTTAACCGTCATGAGGGTGCAGGCGCGTTTAAGCGTCATTTGCTGGCCTCCAGAAATGAAAAAAACCCGCATGCGCGGGCCATTAACTGACGTGTGTGTTAAACGAAAAATACCTGGTAGTCTTTTTTGACCGGTTCGGGGTTAAGAGCCATTAACGTAACGGCGTTGAATGTGGCCATAAGAGGGTCAATTTTCCCCTTCCCGCTGGCCTGTTTGGTGATGAGTATGGCATTACCTTTCGGCTCCACACGGGCGTTGCCTACGCACCATGCCAACAGAGGCTGACCACCATGAAGCAGAACACCTTCAGCCAGCTTTCGCTCGGTAGTCTTAATGGCGCCGCCGAGTTTCCAGCCCTGGCTGACCCCGGTTACAGCCTCATCAGGAATGCCTGCCTCACTGAGCGCATCAAGAATTTGCCCTACCTCAGAGGGGTCAATCCCGATTTTGTCCAGCAGTTCGGCTTCATAAATCCGGCTGACGTACTCTGCAACTTGCTCAACATCCTCGCCTACCCGCTTAACGATCGTCAGGTCACCGGCCCTCTCAAAATCCTTTAATTTTGAAATTTCGCTCTTTCGCCTTTCCAGGGCGATGGTATGTGCCCATGCATGGCACCAGCATAACCACTCGCGCGTCTGGCGATCGCGCCCGATAACAGCCAGGCCGAGAAGGTCATCGAGACCACCGCCATCGATACCAACTGTGACCACCTCAGAACGGCGCAAAATATCGTCAAAAGTGACGCGCCTTGCCTGTTGCTCCCAGAAATCTGCCCCTGCCCATCTGTCAGCGCGCAGGGCGAGACCGATTTCAACGTTGGCGTGCTTCGACATAAAGCCACGGAAATCTTCTTCCCCGGCCTCTTTCGCTTTATTGTATTCACGGTATAGAAACTGCTCGTCTACGGAGTAACCCAGGTTGGGGTTAACCATCGCGAGGTTATCCAGAAGAAGATGTTCACCGCTGGCAACCATTTCCGGTGGATGCTCAAATATCACCGGAAGGAAATGCGGATCGTGAATCTTTCCGTCGCGAACGTCACGGGCGTATTGCAACTTCTTCTTAAACACACCTGCCGGCGGTTCGTTAGACTGCGTGGTTGTGTACATCACAAAGCCTTCCGGTCGTGATGCCATGCCACCGACTGCCTCACGCAGCATATCTTCGGAGTTATGTTGCTTTCCAAAAAGCCACAACTCGTCAATGAGCGTGCCGACAGATTTAATCCCCGAAACGGTGTTGGGGTCGGCGGCCACCACTTTCAGCGTCGTGTCCGTTCCCCTGTGGGTGATTGTCCTGATGTGTGTCTGCACCTGGCAGAGGTCATCCAGATCATCATCCCGCTTTACCATGTCACGCGCCGGGTTAAAGGCGTTTGTCGCCACCTCTACGGTCGGGGCGATGATGGTGTACCCGGCAGCCTGACGCCAGTTAAGCAGCAACGCCGTCATCATGATCCCGGCGGCCAGCGTAGACTTGGAGTTTTTTTTGGGGATGAGCACAAACACTTCTGTAATGTGCCTGCGGCCAGTTTCGGCATCATACGAGCCGAACAGCGCCGCAACGAGATCGAAAACCCACTGTGCGCAGGATTCACCGAACGTTGGCGATCCTGGAGCATCAACGATTTTCAGTTGCCTGAAAACGTTCAGGGCTATTTCAGCCTGCTCCGGGTAAATCGGGGCAGGAATAATAGACTGGCCTTTCTTCAGGCGCTCCGCCCAGTCACGGCAGGCAGTTGTCCACTCCGGCATCATGTATTCCCGCGATTGTTAACCACCAGTTTCGGCGGCTGCTGAATTGCGAACTTATTGGCCGCTTTTTTGGCAGCCTCAGCTTTTGCATCCTTCTTACCGCCCTCACCTTTCTTCTGATGCATATAAGGCAGCATGGCCTTTGCAGCATCTTTCCTGGTTTCGATTTCGTAACCAACGTTGTTCATAACCGATTTCAGGAAGTCGAGAGGGTCTTCATACTCACCGGCGGACGATGCCGCAGGAGGTCGTTTTTCTTCAGGCGTGTTTACTGCTGGGGTATAAACATTCCTGCGATACGCAGGTTCGTCATCCACCTCAACTTTTTCTCGTTTTTTCCGCTCAATAAACGCGATGACCTCCGGGTCTTTAGCAAGCTGCGACCCCTTGGAACGCGCGGATTTTTCAGAATATCCCGCCTTTATTGCCGCATCCTTCTGAGACATCCCGGACATCAGCGCGAGAGCATATTTCCGCTTCTGCGCTGTTAACATGTTTACACCCTCCAGAGGGGGATTTTTTCTGCGAATGAGAGGGGGCGAGGTGTCCAGGGCGATCGATGTTTACTCTGGATGATACCCCCCCGGGGTTGGCAGGCCTCAGAGCCCTATAAATACAGATTCCTGATCGACATCATGCACCTCATGCTTCAGGGCTTGTTCATCAGGCTGACCCGTAGCGGCTTCACGTGCAGACTTACCTGCATGACATTCAGTGCAGAGCGTCCACAGGTTGCTCTCCGAGTTATCGCCTCCGAACTGAAGCGCGATACGGTGGTCGAGTTCACTGTCAGTCAAATCAACAACCCGATTACACATACAGCAGTGACCACTGTCACGCGCATAGATACGGCGCTTCAAACTCACCCTTGCACTTCCACTTATGCGGCGCTGCTCACCGTAGATCGGCTTGATGCGTCGCGTATCAATGGCTTTCAGGCGTGGCTTTAACGTTGTTAGCTTAGACATGCAACCTCCACGCCCGACGGCGTTCTGTTCGTGGCGCTGAGTCAGGGTGACGCTCTACAGGTTCACCATCTGCATGGTCCACCAGCGAGTAACAGGGATAAACCACAGTGCCGCCATAGGCATCACCAACGGCATAATCGGCAGGCTTGAAGTGGTCAACAAAAACTGGCCACCGCGTTAGAGTTTTTCCAGTATCGGTTTTCTGATTCGTTTGGCGTTAACCCACCATTATATTCGTGCGGTCTTAGTGCGCTGTAATATCCAACGATATAGTCCGTTATTGCGTGAGCTGCATCGCTGAAGCTTACATAGCCCGTCGCCGGCACCCATTCGTTCTTCAGACTCCTGAAGAAGCGCTCCATTGGGCTGTTATCCCAGCAGTTTCCACGCCGACTCATACTCTGCCTGATCCGGTATCGCCACAGTAACTGCCGGAACTGCCTGCTCGTATAATGGCTGCCTTGATCGCTGTGGAACATCACCCCGACGGGCTTACCACGGGTTTCCCATGCCATTTCCAGTGCTTTCATGGTGAGCCTGCTGTCCGGCGAGAACGACATGGCCCAGCCCACTGGCTTTCTTGCGAACAGGTCGAGAACAACGGCGAGGTACGCCCAGCGCTTACCCGTCCAGATATAGGTCACATCACCGCACCACACCTGATTTGGTTCCGTTACGGCGAACTGTCGCTCAAGATGATTCGGGATAGCAACGTGCTCATGACCGCCACGCTTATACCGGTGAGTCGGCTGCTGGCAACTGACCAGCCCCAGCTCTTTCATGAGTCTGCCAGCAAGCCAGCGCCCCATTTGGTAACCTCTCTGGGTTGCCATTGTGGCGATGCTTCTTGCTCCGGCAGAGCCGTGGCTGATGCCATGCAGTTCAAGTACCTGACTGCGTAATACAGCCCGTCTGCCGTCTGGCTTTTCAGGACGGTTTTTCCAGTATTTGTAGCTGCTGCGATGAACCCCGAACACATGGCAGAGAGTGGCCACAGGATAACGCGCCCTGAGTTTCCCGATTATCGAGAACTGTTCAGGGAGTCTGACATCAAGAGCGCGGTAGCCTTTTTTAATATTTCATTTTCCATTTCAATACGTTGTAGCTTTTTCCTGAGCTCACGGATTTCAATTTGTTCCGGGGTAATGGGGGAGGCTTTTGGTGTTTTGCCCTGCCGTTCATCACGTAATTGTTTCACCCATCGCGTCATTGTGGAAAGGCCGACATCCATAGCGCTGGCTGCATCTGCCACGGTGTAGTTCTGGTCAACGACCAGTTGAGCGGATTCGCGTTTAAACTCTGCGCTGAAATTTCTTTTTTTCATTATGACACCTGTGTTGTTCTGAGGTGAGCATATCACCTCTGTTCAGGTGGCCAAATTCAGTAAACCACTTCAGTCCCTCGAATATGGAAACCCATCATATCGTTCGAAAGGCGCGTTTATCCCTGAACGAGTGAATTTCAGCACTGGCAAGCCGGCAATCGATATTGCACAACTACACTCCGGCGAGTATGTCGGACGTGGTATCGCTATGAACTTCTGCCCCTTCTGCGGGGAGAATCTTAAGACATGGGAGCAGTGATTATGGCCGACATCATCGATACCGCAGCTGAGATTGAAGAGCTTCAGCGTAACGCTGCCCTTTCCGCTCACCGCATCGACCGTAATGCCGTATCAGCTGGGCGTTGTGAAGAGTGCGACGAACCAATTCCCGAGCCGCGGCGCGCTGCCGTTCCCGGATGCCAGACATGCGCGGATTGCCAATCCGTCATTGAGCTGAAGAATAAGCAGAGGGGGCACCAGTGAAAGAGCGCGGAATGATTTTTAACGGCGAGATGGTGTGCGCCATTCTCGACGGCAGGAAGACGCAGACACGCAGGATCATGAAGGTACAGCCTGTCCTCAATGGTAGTTTTTATGAGGTATACGGTGCTGGATGGGTCCGGAGCATGAAATCTGTTCCTGCAATTCCAGGACACAGCCTTGCCAGTAATTGTCCATTCGGTCTGGTTGGCGATCGCATCTGGGTACGGGAAACGTGGGGAGTAGTGAGTCATGAACTGGATGAGGACGGTCGCATTCAGCCATGGAACCCTGACCGTCCTGCCACAGCCATTCACGAAATGCCGTTTGGTAGTGGTTACTACACTGGTCACGCTATCTACGCAGCAGATGGGGATTTTACTTGGGGTGATGACGATGGCTATGAAGATGGCCGTTCGTGCTGGAAACCATCTATCCACATGCCTCACGCAGCCTGTCGCATTCTGCTGGAAGTTACCGGCGTGCGGGTGGAGCGCTTGAATGGCATCAGTGAAGCGGATGCAGAAGCGGAAGGAATCGACATGGATGCACTTGCTGACTCACAGGACTGTTACGACTGCATTGCAGACCACAATATGACCGGAAGACCAACGGCAACAGGCGCATTTAAGTACCTGTGGGAATCAATCTACGGCGAGGAAAGTTGGAAGGCCAACCCATGGGTTTGGGTAATTGAATTTAAGGTGGTGCCCAATGTTCAGGATAATCCAGCCTGACCAGTAAACTATGAGTTAATCAACTTGCGCATTTTGACCGACAAAGTGTAGGGTCATAAGTGAATAATATTTCCCGCATAACGAGGACTTTTTATGCCAGGTTGCTTAGTTTTTAGGAATGATGGCCCAGTAATCGATTTGAAAATGAAAGTGGAGTCACCTGTGTTTTACTATGCAAATATCAGCACAGGTAAGAAACAAGGATACCCTGTCCATGAATATGTTTGGGTCGATCCAGATACGAAAGAAAAATACATATACCAAATTGCATATGATCAGAAGCCATCAGAACAAGAGATTGAAAAGGCAATAACAGAGTTAAAGCCCATACCAATATCTAAATTTTAACAATCGATAAACCTCGCCACGGCGAGGTTTTTTAATGGATCAATATCGCACGCCAAACGTGCAGTGTGAGGAGAAATTATGAAGAGTAACGCGGCCGCACGTCGGCTACTTGGGATGCCCCACTGGCGAAGTAATACGCAACAGATGCATTTTGTCGCTAACGTACATCATGCAACAAAGACCGGAAAGATGGTTAGCGCATGGGTAGCTATGCGGACTAAATCAGATGCCTTTTTCTATTTCACTTAATGACGCAGCTGATAGCCAGTTATGAGCTGGCTATTGGGTGCGAAAGCACTGCCTCGTGATCCCTTTTGCCCGGCCACTCGCCGGGTTCTTTTTGCCTGGAGGAAATACATGGTTGAGGCAAAAACACTGACAGCCAGACAGGCGGCAGAACTACTAATCACCTCACCGAGAACTGTCTACCGTCTTATCGACTCGGGGCAGCTGGCCGGGAAGAAGATCGGGAACAAATACCGCACGACCGACGTCGCCTGTATTGCGTATTTACATGACCCGCGCGATCCTGTTTCCGCGAGCGCGGGTGAACATAAAGGAGAAATTTTATGTCAATCACCCTCAGAGGCGGCGTCTGGCACTGTCATTTCGTTACGCCGTCAGGGAAAAGAATTAGACGATCTCTTGGCACGGGGGACAAGAAACAAGCGCAGGAGCTGCACGACAAGCTGAAGGCTGAAGCGTGGCGGGTGGATAAAATCGGGGAACTGCCGACGAGGACGTTTGAGGAATGTTGCATCAGGTGGATCCGCGAGAAAGAGCATAAGCGGTCCCTCGATGACGATAAGACCAAAATCGAATACTTCCTGCGGCATTTCTCGGGCCGGGATATTTCTACCATCACGGCCGACCAGGTAAACGAAGCAGTTTCGAAGATGGTCAATCGCAAGCATATTCAGGTGTGGGAATCGCGCCGGGACGCCGCTATACGCCGGGGAAAGGAGCCGCCGCCTTACACTGAAAAGCCGGTAAGCCAGGCCACAAAAAGCCAGCATCTGTCTTTTATGCGATCGCTGCTGAAAACTGCAGCCAATGACTGGGGATGGATAAAGTCGGCCCCCGTCATTAAGACCAAAAAGCCAATCAGCAAACGCATCCGCTGGCTGACCAGGGAAGAGGCAGAACGGCTTATCGCCTGCATGCCGGAGTCGATAAAGCCGGTGGTGATATTTGCGCTGGCAACCGGCCTGCGCCGCTCCAACATCATTGATCTGGAGTGGCAGCAGGTCGATATGCAGAGAAAGGTTGCATGGGTAAATCCGGAGAACGCGAAGGCGGGCAAAGC